CTATTGTTCTTTGCGGCTTTTGGTGGTAATAATATTACAGACCAAAGCGTAGAGGACTATATGAGAAGATTGATTGGTGAGTCAGAAGGTGACAAGAAACAATGAGTTTGAAACAAACTTGTAAGTATTGCACTAAACGCACATTAGCGAAGCGTTTAGTAGGATATTATGTAGGTTCAAACGATAGAGTTAATTTATGGGAATGCCGTGAATGTAGCGGCATTTGGTCTATTAAAACAAAAAATTAAGAGGGGGGCTTCGGCCTCCCTCCTTTTTTTTGAATTTTTTTTCGTCTTTTTTTTCGCTTAAAATGGATTATTCACTAAAGGCAATTAACGCAAAGACTCGATATGTGCCATAGTAGGGCAAGGGCAAATATGTGTAGGCCAATCTACCAACATCAAATATGCACCATTACCATCATTATGTAATATATTTCCTTCTTTAAGCACTCGATAATAGTGCTGTTCCAATACTTCTCTATAACTTTTCATGCTATTTTCACCATCTCTACCAGCGTTGTTGGTAAATTATTACTTCCACCCTTCTTGATGTTATAATGAGTGCCACTTGAGCCCGAATGCCCTACCATCTTATGTTTATTTACAAGTTCATCTCCATCTGCTAAAGTAACCATGTAAGCACTATAAAAATGAGAATCAGACCAAAAACCGTTTATCTGCACTCTACCAAACCCAACGACATTGGATTCAGCACTTCCATTTTTATATGCTAATAATTGTAATGTGAATTTAACCCCGCTTGCTTCATTTAAGGAATTACTGCTTCCTGTGCCGAAT